TAAGAGTAAATGTACCACCCGCATTTGCACCAACTAAAATAGTTTTTAACTGACCATCAGTTTTACCGTTATGTATAGTACAAACACCGTCAGTTCCAGGAATATTTAAAATAGTAACTGGAAGTGTGTTAGATATAATACCTGCTGAACCAAGAGTCTGTCTAGCACTCCCAATTGTGATATTACCTGTAAATGTTGGATTAGTGACATTTGTAAAAAGAGTATCAACTGTTACTCTTTTACTAGCGCTTGATTGAATAAGATATAACGAATCGCTGCCACCTGTAGTGGTGGCAGCTGTTAAATCCGATACTTTTGAATCAGCCATTAAGAAGTAATAGTAACTGTAACTGCTTCTGAATTAGCAGCACCAATAACACCAAATTCATTAGTTGTTGTTGCATGACATATAAACACTTGGCCAGCAACATTAGATACATTAGCAATGAATAAGACATTAGTTGTATTACCTGAAATACCAGCTGGATCTCCACGACCACCTGTTCCAGTAGCTGGTACATCTAAGAAAGCTGTTGCGGCTTCTGAAGCCTTAGACAACCATCTATATGTTACCGATCCACCTTCAGGAACTGTGATAGCATTTGCAATCAATCTTACGTTAGCTAAAGCTACGTTTGCTATTGCACCTCTGCCTGCTCCACCAGAATTTTTTGGCTCATCTTGGAAGTGTATATTAAACTTATGAATTTCACTTGGATAATCAAATAAGTGTTCTATACCATTCTTAGACACAGCAACCAGTTGCTCAGTCTTATGGCGAATTTTACCACTTCTATCTTTATGAGTAGACATATGAACCCAACCAGGCGTCTTAATATTTTTCTCATGCTTATTAACTGTTACATTAGCTTGGTTCTTATCAATACCATATACTCTTTGAATAGAATATACATTTCTTGTACCTGGATTTTGACCAATATTACCTCTGTTAACTCTTGCAGTACCAGAAGCAACGTTAGCAATATACTTAGGACCTTGTTGTATACTTGGATGTACTAAGTTTGCTGTGATTGGTGATGGTGATGCAAGTGTAATTACGTTTGATCCAGGAACACTTAAAATTTGTATTTTTGGACTATCACCAGGCTTACCAGCATCAACCAACGCAGTAGCTGTTGGTAATCTTAGATAATCACCTGCCATAATTCCACCAGTTGGTGATTTTGCTACATTACCATATGCGTTAGATACAAAATCATAGTTAGCAGATGAAGCTGCTTGTGAATTACCATGTGCATTACTTACTCTCGTACTACCAACAGTAAGTGTTACATTAGCAATTATAATTATGTTGTCTTCGCGACCCCATGCGGCCATAGTTTTTCTCCTTAGTCTTCTTTTCTTTGATCTGTTGTCCCAAGATTTTCAACTCGTCTTACACTACCGTAATGGATATGTTTTCTTGATGTTCCTTTTTTATCGGTAACTGTATACTGAGCGGATACTTTTCCATCTTTAGTTCCATATTTAGGAGCTGAGACTTTAGATCCCGCATCTTTATGAACTTTGATTCTGTCTTCGATATCGGACTTAGTTACATCTTCTATTATTAAACTTAGATCTTGGTTGTTAAAATATTCTTCAGCTAGTTCAACTGCAATATCTTCATCTTCTGTATATGATTGTGCAGCAACTAAAAAATGTTCATATGTAATTTCTTCAGGTAATTCTACAGTAAAGGCATCATGTTCTATAATAGTAAAATCTACTTCTTCTTTTTGAAGTTGATCTTCTGGTCCTGAAACTGTATTACCATTATTAGCTATTGTAGTTGCAAATGGACCTTTTTTCATTTTCTTACCATTCATCATATGACCTTCTGTTTTGATCTTATGACCCATATCAGCAAGATCATCTATATGATTATCATGTATATGTTCACCAACTTTCAAACCACCGTGTGCTTTTACTTTTGTTCCAACTTTAGTAACTTTATAAGCAGGTAATCCTTCTACTTTTTTTCCAGGTACAGACGTAACATGAACACCCATTGGATGAACTCCAGTATGATTGGATTCATTTATCCTATACTCTTCTGGATCAGGAGCTAATCCTTGCACTAATATTTTAAGTGCTTCATGCTCATAATCATTTAAGTCTTTGCCACGATAAGTAGCTACTTTTTTATCCATGTCTGTTCCTTACATTTTACTTACTGGAGTACTACTCCAGTGCTTACAAGACCAATATCGCGCTTTAGTTTTTGGACCTGGGCTATCACAATTATGTCTTGCTCTAAAACTTTTCTTTCTTGCTGGCTGATCTCTCTTTATTGATAAGTTAGGATCTCCAAATGTTACTTTTACAACATTACCTTTTTCATTCTTAACATATACTGCTCTCTTCTTAGGACCACCTGGTGTTAAAAATGGCTTATTAAGTTTTACTTTCCTGCCACCTTTTTCAGCTTGTTCATCTAACTCACCCCAGTCTTCATATAACTCTTCTCCAGTTGGTTCAAAATTTTCTTGAACTGTTCCTAAAAAATTATCTTCAATATAGTTATTAAACTTTTTCATACAATTCCTACTAACATCTTAACTGCTTGTTTTAAATATCTAGAAGTTTGCTCATCTGCAAATGCATCTTCGGCATGAAAACCTTCTTCAACACTCATTATTAACTCATTTTTTACTTCAACATCAATTCTACCGTTTTGAAAATCAGCTAATATTTCTAACAATTCTCTTGTTAGTTTACCTTTTACAGAGTCCTCGTTGACGTATTCATTAAGATCTTCTACGTTCATCTACTACCCCATGCCTTTTTTAAAGTTATTAATTTTAAATTTGCTAATTTTAAAAATCTTTCACAAGTTTTAACATCATCAGAATACTCCATTGCATTGTCTATATCTTTTTTAATACTACCAACTGTCTTCAATTGTGGATCATTAGTAAATAAAGTATATTCATGTAACCACACTGACTGATAATAAACATTTTCTAATGATTCATAATCTTCACAAAATGCATCATTCATAGTTATTTTAGTATCTATGTAACCTAATGCTAACGCAGGATCATGTTCTTTTACGTTCATAATTCCTGATATAGTAGAACATCCAGTTAAAAACACACCAAAAATGACTGCTATAACAAAGTTTTTCATAATATTCTTATTTATCGTTTTTTAGACCTGTAGCTTGCAATACGTTTTTGTTCAATCTTTCTTATTTGTGGTAACATCTTTTGAGCTAAGGATCTTTGTAGACCAGTTTGACCTAATCTTTTTACTTGGTTTTCTAGTCTATCTTTCTCTGCTGGAGACAATGATGCCTTATTTCTACCTTTTAAAAATCTACCATATAATGCTCTTCTAGCAGCTAAGTTAGCTCTTCTTTGAAGAGTCTTCATATCAGATGTTCTTCTGAGTTTTAATCCTTTTGCTATTCCTCTTTTACCTCTGTATCTTTGGAATGTAAGTCTTTTCTTTAGTCTTGCTTGAGCAGACAATGCTTCATCTAAGTTATCTTCAAAATCATATTCAAGGTCTTCAACATCATAAAAATCTATTATATCTTCCCACAGTAAAGATTCAGCTATTCTTTCTATAGTATACATATCTAAATTTTCATCTTCGCTTTCTCTCAAATCTTTATCAGCTCCGTGATATGTACCTTTACCTTTATTAATATATGAATTTACTCTTGCCATAGCCCATTGTTGAGGACTTGTACCTGGTCTATGTCCAGTCTTCCATGCAGCCATTCCTCTGTTATATACTTTTCTTAATGTCGATAAAGATATACCAGACTTCTTAGCTTTATCAGAAAGACCTTTAGCTTCATCCAAATCTTCTACTTCTTCAGATGTCATTTTATCCTCTCCTGATAACTTTAGCATTGTTTTCATATGACCTTCCATATATTTTTCGTGTTCGTCTACAACACCAAGATTATCTAATATATTATGTGCTTGATCATAATGATGTTCAAATTCTCTCATTTGTGATTTAGTTGCAACACCTTTTTGTTCTGCTAATTTTTCAATCTGCAAATAATTATCAGTAGCTAACATAGCAGCTTTAGTTAATTCTTTTTGAACTGCTAGATCTCTTGGGTTTCTGTTTTCTGTATCCATTTTAGTATGTATTCATAAAGTCTTGTTTTTTACCTATCTCAGTAGCTCTTTCAGCTGTATTGAGTGCCTCTGCTTCTTTATCTACGTCTGTTATTAATTCACCTTTATTTAATTTAGATGTCATTTTTTTAAATGCAGTAACTGCTCCAGGACATATATCAAATGCTTTTGTAGCAATACCATCAAATTCTACCTGATCGTGTTTTTCTTCAACTAATGGAAATCTTCTTAACAACATTGGTATTTTCTCCTCACCAAATTTTTTCTTATAAGCTATAGTATGAACTGAAGGTTTTGTTTTTGCATTTTTATCTCCAGGAGCTGGTTTATAAGCTGCGGGATCCCTGTCATCCATTTTAGTTTGTTTTTTAAACTGTGCATCTCTTTTTTCTTTAGTTGACTTAGATAAACCAGAATGATACTTAGCAGGTTGTGTACCTTCTCTTTTCTTTATATCTGAATCTTGTCTAACTTTATCTTTCATGTGTTGAACTTCTAGAACAGTTTCTGTTTTTTTGTTCTTTTGTTCACCAGGAGTCATACTTTTCATATGTCTTGTAGCTTCTGGTGTACCCCACTCATATTTGTATTCTTCTTTTACTGATCTTATATGATCTGATATTTCTTTTGCTTGTGGATGTAATGCTTTTGGCAATCCTGCTTTAAAACTTTTCATATCGCCCGATCTTGCATGAGCTCTCATCTTAGTACCAGACATTCCTTCTAAACCTTTTCCTTCTTCTGATCTTTCACCTGCTACATGTTTAGTTATAGACTTAAAATTATAATCACCATGTCTAAGACCTTTTTTACCATTATAAGTAGTTAACATTTTATGAAAGCTATCAGCTCTAGGTCTATCACCAACTATATGTAAATGGTTAATACCTTTATTATGCAATTTAGTTGCATGGTGTAATAACGAAGGAGCATCTTTATCTGAATGAGTAACATTAACTCCTTTTGGTGCAACTTTCTTTATATACTCAACTTTCTTTTTTAACGGTATAGGATTCTTAGCATTGCCTTCAGTATGGGATGCAATTACATGAGCTTCACCATTATGTTTCTTAGCTACATCATGTACTTTATTCAAAACGAGTTCATGACCTTTGTGTATAGGATTCATCCTAACAAAAGCCATTGAGGCATGTTTTTCTTCTGATTCTTGTAAAAAAGTTTTAAAGTCCATGTGTTATTTATGTTACTTTGCAATTACGTTTTTTATAAAGTTACCTTTTCGTACTAATTCATTATTACCTGTTTTCTTTCCTTTGGCAACTAACTTACTTCCATCACTCTTATCAATCTTCTCTGCAGCTGCTGCTCCAAGGTGTCTTGATACTAAACTTTTGTATCCACCTGGTTTACTTTTACCAAGTTTTTTCATCTTAACACCACCAATTGTTGGAGCTGCTTCTTCTATACTTCCTTCTTTGTAATATGGATTATCAGGATCTGCGTCTTTTGTATCATCTGGCCACCAGCTGTTAGTATATATTTTACCTTTGTCAAACATATCTGTCATTTCATTTATTCTTTTTTCATATTCTTCTTTGCTTGGCTTTACTCTACCATACACTACATCAAGAACATAGTTTATTGTTACAGCATTAGCAGTAAGAGAACCACATCTTGCTCCTACTTCATTTTTAAGATAATCAATTAATATACTTTCACTACTGTTTACAAGAGACTCCGCAAACTCATGGGGTACTTTTAAATCCACATAACTATAAACAAAATCATAATGTGGAGAAGGAGATCCATGTAAAATGTATTCATCTTTTATAACAATTCTTTTTACACCATCTTTATTATACCATATAGCTCTAAATGGAGTCAATTCTGTAGGAGGACCAAAAGTTTCAGATAAATGCATTGCATATTTTACTGGACTTTCATTCTTCCAAAGCATATACGGATTAACCATATCATGCATGTCTTCTCTAAGATTTTTAAAAGTTTTCATTGTGATCCTCGTTCATCTTTTTAGTCTTTTCTTTCATCTGATTGATGAACTTTCTATAAACAGAAGCCGCTGTTGATTTACCAGCAACCTTTGCTCTTTGCTCCATTGCTATTGCTGCTTGGATTTTGTGAGCATGGGTTCTTCCAGAACTTTTAATTTTTCTGACGCTTTGTTCAGCATCTTGTGTTGTTGCGAATTTAAGTCCTGTGATGGTCCCACGTGGTTCTTCGTCAGTGTAAAGGTCCGAATGTTTGTCTGACTTGGCTGGTTGATTAGCTTTCCTAGGAATCCTAGCTGCCTCATACATATTTCCTTTGTGTTTAGTATAACCTTGTTTTGATTGCCTTTTACGATCGGAGTGCTTTCCTGCACCAGATTTGGGTGCACTAAGATGAACCAAATTCCTTTGCTTTAATTGCTTTCTAGCTTGTTTAAAAGTTTTATTCATCTTTCTGTTGACATCCTGTTGCCTATAGCGTAAATTTGTCTATGTTGCCCCATGAAGAGAGGATAACTAATTTTCCTTTAATTAGACACCGGTGGCGTACCTTGTCCTGTTTGGAAATTCAATCGATTAAATTCTTCTCTATCATTGAGTTTAGTAGGCCTGTTATTTATTACAGCTACTGCACCTTCTGGTTTAACTGCTTGACCGTTAACGTGATGGTCAAACTGATTATGAGAAGATAACGCACCTACTAAAACATTCTTAGCATTTTGTATATGCTTATGTAATTCTAAAGTATTATTAAAGTGTTCTTGATTCTTATCAATATGTGCAACCATTGATCTACCTTTACCAATATGTCTTTCTTTAGCTGTTTCGGATTTAACCTTATCTGCTTTCTTCTGATGATGGTTAGTGATATGATCTTTTAATCCATCTAATGAAGGTTTTGTACCTTCTCTTATAGTTTTGTTTATATGTGTTTTCAACATAAGAGAATGATCTTCAATCATATGATCATGTTTCATATTAGTACCAAGATCTGTAGCTGAACGCATATGAGATAGAAACTCATCTTGAGCCTTACCATCATACTTTAATTTTTTATGATCTATGCCTGGATTGATAATATGTACATCATCATGTTTACCAAAGTCAGTAGGTAGATGATTATAGTTTACTTTCATATCTTCCAGTTTATTACCTGAATAGGAAGTATATACAGCCATTCCCATTTTAGCTTTAGATATTTTCTTTCCATGATCAGAATTTTTAGGAGTAGAATATGTAATTGTGTTTGGAGTAAAGTGATGCTTACCACCTTCTTCTCTAACGTCTCCATCTTCTTTATGATACATGAAATCGCCTTGATATACTTTTCCTGGTTTAGTAACCTTAGGAAGATGATCAAGTGCTGCTTTGAGTTTACTAACCAAACCTGGAGCATGTCCGTGATTTTTTTCTATATCATCGTGACTGTAATTAATTTTTGGATTCTTATTAAATGCTGATTTAGATGCTACAAAGAACTTACCGTTTTCAGGATGATGACCAAACACAGTACTTGGAGATCCATCATACTTTGTAGTTACAGTAGCATCAGACTTTTGATTGGTCATTAACTGATGAGTATTATGAAGAGTATTAAACGCATGTTTAAACCCATCATCACCGGCATTAATATGATGATCTTCTGCATGCTCTAAGTGAACAAGTCTCGATTCATCTTGCTCTAAGAGAAGCTCTTCTTCTTCAACTAAAAATGTTTTGAATCTCATACCATATCCTCAATCGGGAAATACGTCTGCAAAAGCTAAAAACAAATTATTATCTGTAAAATGTACTTTTCTTGTTGTTCCTGATCCTGCTTGACCTTTTTTAGCTTTTTGTGTAATTGTTTTTATTGCACTTAAATTTGGTTCACCACTTATTTTTATATAATCCACCTCCATACTACCTGTAACTGAATTAAAATTTCTTGGATCTAAATTTGCTATATAACCACCTTTTCCTGGTTTTTCATCAGTAACTAACGTAATTATTTTTTGAATAATTTTTGCAGCAATTGCTTCACCACCTATAGTATCTGTACAGTCTTTTAAACCTGCATCTCCAAACATTTTATTTAATGCATCTAATCTTTTATACAACTTTTGAAATAATTTAATATCTTCTAAAACTTTTCTTACTGAATCTTCATCAAGTTCAGCTCTAACATCACACATACCTACAGCAGCTTTAGTTAATTTTTCTATATCAAAATTACCTATATCACTCATTTTATCAGATTCATTATTTAAAAGATTATCTATCAAAAAGAGTGCTTTAATTATATTAACTAACTTCTTTTTTAGTGCTTCGTTACTAGCTGAACTTGGATTTTTTGGATCTCTTCCAGTAAATTGACCTAATTTAGAAGCCTGATTAAAAGTTGATTTATATGCTTTAACTTCAACATTTTTATTATCTATATTTAAATCTGCTTTTGCACCACCTTGATGTTTTGCTCTCAATTTATCAGTACTTGGTATTGATCCAGTCTTACTTTGGTAATTTTTATAATTAAACAACCAAAATAAAGCTACTTCACCTTTTCCTGTGTTGGCATCAGTTATAGTATATAATTTAAAAAACGTTTTTTTGTCTTTATCTTGTACTTTGAATGAGCCCTGTTTAGTGGAACCATTAA